GTCATGCCGATTGGAAAGGAAAGCATTCCGACTTCCTTGATGGCGCCCTTAGGGGCTACTATCCCGGAGGTATCGAACGTTGTGCGGAGCTTATGGTAGTTCAGTCTGCTGGGAAACCGCGTCCTTTGACGAAGTTTTCAGGTGAAACGCTACTTCTTAAGCCTTTGCACACATCGATCTACGATCGGTTACGAAGCCAGTCTTGGCTTTCCGTAGGCGACGTATCGGATTCTTCTCTTGCTAGAGCCGGGTTCAGCTCAGTGGATGGTGATGTCCTCACTTCTGGCGACTACAAGTCGGCAACTGATCAGTTGTCGATAGAAGTCGCAGAGAGGATCCTTGACACCTTACTCGCCAACGCGATTTGTGTCCCCCCTGGTCTTCGCGAGGAAGCCTTAAAGATCCTTCGGCCAATTCTCTTTCATGAGAAATTGGTTCCGAATGGTATCGAGCCGCGAGTCGGACAGATGATGGGTAGCTTTTTGAGCTTCCCACTTCTCTGTCTCCAGAACCGCTTCGCCTTTTTGTGGGCGATGCGAACTGGAGGCTTAAGTCCTGCAGCTGCGGAAAAGGTTCCTTGCTTGATCAACGGGGACGACATCCTTTTTCAGTCAGTGCCTGCACTGTCTGAGGTTTGGATGAAAACGGTTGGTGAGCTAGGTTTAGAGGTCGAGCGTACTAAGACGTCTGTCTCCCCCAGTTTCGGTTCTCTGAACTCGACACTGTTACGTTGGAAAGGGGTTCACCTTCGGGTGATCCCTACCCTTCGTTTCGGGAGACTGCGTTCTTCGCAGTACGTGAACTCATTGTCTCGTGAGTTTCGTCAGTTTGTGCCGGGTTTAAGTCTAACCAGCGCTTCCGCGCTGGTGTCGTCTTTTTTCGTTGGCACCTTTCAGCTCTCAGGTCAACTAGATTGACTCTGTTAGAGCTCGGGTTCCGCGGAAGCCTTGCTTGCAGACTTTCGATTCTCTTTAGGTTGATCCCGGAGGAGCAGCCACGGTTTGAGGTTCCACCAGCACCAGTCGGTCACAACGTGGTCGTTTCTAACGACCTTGCCGACTGGGTCACCGAGGAATCTCTTTCCCATGAGCTCTCCGTTCTCAACGCGAGGGAAACCGCTTCGTGGAAGTTCGGGTTGAACTTTCAGAACGATAAGGAGAAGGCTACCATCCGGTATTACCTTCGCCTTTCTTCTGTAAGGTCCAGTCCCTTTTCTTTCGGATCGGTTCGGGAGGGGTGGAGTTCTAGGCTGACTCCGGAGACTGTGGGTGAGCGTCGCAGACGTCTCATTAGCTGGTTTTCGCAGCCTATAGAAAAGAAGGAAAAACGGTTGGCTCTTTTTAGGATTCTCGTTGATTGGACCCAGTCCGATTCTTTCGAGGCTCCTCCGAGCTACTCAGAGACCGTGGGGGGTGGTTTGGGGTCGCGCTCTTCGGAGCCTTCTGACCCAGTGAAAAAGGAGTGAACGGACACTTTGTGCCCCAGCCACGTGCCAGAGGCGCGGAACCGTACCCGTCTTTGACGGCGCCGGACGCAGGCTCGTGGTAGTAGTCGTGATCTGTGATCTTGACCGATCTGCAGTAGCGGCTGCAAGCCTGTTAACTTGGCGGAGGGACACTCGCCCTGTACGACATCCAGGTTCGTCCTGGTGTCTATCGTACGAAAGGGAGGCAAAGGGCCTCGCAGGGCACAAAGTGGTGAGGCGGTTTCGTTCCGCGGCCCCGAAAAGTGAATGTGGGGTGCACTCCTTTGATCTGGAGCGCAGGATGTAGGCGTGTCGTAGGACGCCCGAACCTGTGTCAGT